CAACTCACAGCAAATATGTCTCGATAAAGCAGTGTACGTTGTCCGAACCTTGTGATGCGGTCAAATGGTATCTGCGTGAAATCATAGGAGCTTACTGCATCATTGGACATTCTTATTCTCCTGCACAGGATCTATGCTTAGTTCATTTATAGAGATATCAGTTGGTTGATCCAATATCCATTTGACATAATTCGCAGCTACGTCTATATCCATGCATGTGCGATTAGGATGTTTATGTTGATTGTTGCTTAGTGTTCCAAAGCTTAACAAAGTCACTCTAGGACCTCCGCTCCAGGTGCCTAATAAACCTAAACTATTGCAATAGCTTCGCAGTGCTTTCTTTTCCTGCTGATAAATCCAATCACTGGCTTTGGAGGTCCTATCAGTGGTGCTACCTATGCATATGATGCGCAGGTTATGATTAGCATCCTTTGCTGCCTTGTAAACCTCTTGAAGCACCAATGTCTGCTGGAACTGCCATAATGCACTGTTGTTGATAAACACATCATACTTCAAGGCTTCTTGTGCGAGATCTCTACGGCGTTGGTCATTTGTTAGATCCCAGCCATTTTGCCTGCTGGCAAACACAGTATTGGGCCATAATTTGAACAGAGATTGAGCCAAACCTTTATTGGGATTGCCTGTTATCAATAGCTTATTCACAGATAAGCTCCAATCTCTGGTATTATTTCAATGACATTCTCACCTCGGATCTTGTCCATCTTTGCTGTATATGACTTGAATTCTTCCCAGTGAGTTGGATGATAATCTGCTGACATCATGTAGTCTATTATGCTCTTGCGTATGCTATCACTCTGTGCAATGATTTGGTCAGAGTAACCTTGAGATATCACCCAGTTGTGGAATTGGTTAAATCTCTCAACCACCAGTTCTTTGAAAGCTGCGGGCAATACTCGTATGTTAAGATAGGGAGGATTGTGCGCTACGTGGTGCGTTACGATTGGTCGCCTGTTGGTATTATTGAACTTAGTAAGACCGCTTTCACTTAATTTCCATTTCATAAATTCTGGCATGTGTAACACATTATAAGCAGTGACCGTGTAGGCAAACCAAGCATTGATGCTGGTTACTTCTGCATCAACTTTTTGTATGTTGCGCCAGACCTTGCTCCATTCAGCCGGATATCTTTGATATTCTAATACCTTTCCATATCCGTCAATGCTAGCTCCAAGCTGTATCATCTTGAAATTCTTCCAGAGATTGATCACTCGAGATGGCATGGTAGTCATGTTCGTGTTGTATTCTATGAGCATGTTTGCAGCAGCACCATTTTCTATGCAACGTTCTAAGAATTCATAATGCCTTTCGATCAGAAGAGGTTCGCCACCAGCCATGTAAACATGTTGGACATTGCCGTCATTTGCTTCTATCTGTTTCCAAAAACTGTCGCTATCGTGCCAACCATAGCTATTGCTAAACCATTTGCCGTTCTGTTTGAACATCTGTTCTCGACCATGGGTGTCATTAAACCAATCTACGTCATATAACTTGTTCCAATCGTCATACCAACCGGTGCTGTCTTGTGGACCACACATGCGGCATGCTAGATTGCAGAGATTACCAAATCGCAGATCATAATAGGTAACTGGCAGTTTATTGGTATCTATGGTACCGTCAGTGGCAGTATGTTCAATAACATCTTCCTTGCGCAAAGACCACCTGTCGTGCTCATAATTGCGCCTGCTAACCAACCCAGATTCTTCTTCTGACCTGCAGCGTCCGCATTCGTCGCTCCATACGCCGTCAAGCATGTTCTGGCGCATGATCTTCATGAGATCACTGTTGCGAGCTTCGGTTAGATCATCGGCTGCGGCATTATACGGCGTTCCGTCTGATTTACGCAGGACGCCTTTGTTCTTGGTAATGTTAGCCTGACAGCATACACGTAGATCGCCATTGCTGCGAACTGCCTGGAAGTTCCAGGGTATGGGGCACCATGTATCGGTCATATCCTATCCTGCTTCCTAGCCTTTACTAGATTACGTATACCTATCCTGTTGTAACCATCGACATTGAAATCAGACCAATTGCTGTCTCCGAGCGCAATATGCATGCATTTGGTAGGCGTTAATCCTGCATCTGCGCACACGCTTAGTTGATGCTGACGATATCTATTCGGAATGAAATCAGGTGATCCCAGATAGTCAATGAAATACATTCCTATCCTAGCTGCGCCTAACACGGTGTGATCGTATCTGTTTTGTTGAGCAATAGGGAAATCGTCGTCTATGTTGCTATAGCGAACTCCGCTGCGTATGTGTCCAAGTCCAGTTCCTTTGGTCAAACTGAAACTCACGCTTTCAATCGCAGGATGTTCTACCGAAAATTCAACATCAACAGAAGTGCCTATGTATGCACAGTCTACTATCACAGGGACCTTTAGATCATAACAACTATCTAACATGCTATAGAAATCAGCTGGTACATCACCAGTGGTGCAATGAGGAACACTGACTATGACATAATCATTTTCAGCTATCGGCTCATCTTCTATAAATTTCCAATCCTTGACTATACGGCGATGATAGGCATATTCTCCACGGTAGAACCTCAGTCTACGATTGGCATATCTGTGATAAGATTCGTCAAAAGTCTGGGTCGTCCCATTGATCAGATGCCTATGTTGGAATCTATCTAGTCCGTCTATACGATTTAACTTCATGTTAGCTAGATAATTTTTGTATACCCATAGATAGTCTAGTCTACAATTCAGTGGGTCGCTGTGATCAGTAAACCATTTAGCCCATGGTATTTCCTTAAACAAGGTCACAAATTTGGCATCATACACTGCCTGTGTTTTCTTGCTAACCAATTCTTGTTCTATCAAAGATTTCTTATCAAACATCACAGCTCCGTGGTATCTGTCAATATCGCATGGAATTCTTTCAAACTATGTGACATTAATTCATTGCGTATCTCGTCTAATTTATTAGTATATCTCCAAAATTTTGGTAACGCGTCTGATTGATCTTCGTGCAGCATGAATTTCTTCCATTTCAGCAGATGGTCAGCAACACCTCGGCTGATCAATTCGCGCCTTGCATCGTCATCAGGATAGAGTTCATTACTGAGGGCCTGCAGTTGTGGTAACCGTGTGTCAAAGTGCTGCGCTATAGCTAGCTTAACATTATTAGGTAACGCTCTGCAACTGAGATGTTTTGGATTGTACAATGGATGAAATAATATCAGCGGACTAAATTCGGTCCAACCTATACGTTGGAATTTCTTGCGCATGAACCATTCTAACATGTCTGGTATATACCATATGTTATAAATCATCACAGTGCTGGCTATCCATACGTTGAAATTTATGGTTTGATCAGAGTCTATCCTATCTAGATTTTCTTCAATCATTTGCCATTTGCTGGGATGCCGTATGTAATCATTCACATCGCCTATGCCATCCACGCTTGCGCCAATCCTCACCTGTTTGAAATGCGGCCACAGTTCCCAGGCCCTAGGAGGTATCTTGACGATGTTGCTGTTGTATTCGATGATCATATTACGGCTAATACCTAGATCTATGCAACGCTGCAGGAAATCATACTGTTGATCTATGAGCGTTGGTTCTCCGCCAACAGTGTGCACATGTTTGATGTTAGTGGCATTCTTATCAACGTGTTCCCAGAACTTAGAGCTCTCGTACCACTCATACTGCTTGGTATTTGGCAGCAATCGACCTGTGTCATCTCGAGAAAGCGTTACTTGCCCAAAGCTCTCTTTGTACACATTTGTATTCCAGACTGCAGCATAATCTTCGTACCAAAAATTGCTCTCGGTGGGACCGCAGCTGCGGCATTTGATATTGCACTTATTGCCAAATCTCACACCGTAATGCATGATAGGAACATCGTTGATATTGATAGATCCATCTGCTGCAGTGATTTCGCGGGCTCGATCAATGTTGAAAACATCAGACCAGAGATTGGTCTCGTTCTGATTATGGCTTAGCATACCCGATTCTGTTTCGTGCTTACAACGAGTGCATACCGGATGCCATTCACCGGCCAACATGCTCTGTCGCATCTCACGCAGAAGCATGGAATTTCGGCTTTGATCTATGTCATCAACTGCAGCATTAAATGCAGTACCATCGTCTTTGCGCAAGCATCCTTGATCTCTGCCCTGCTGGCTGTGATTGCATACGCGCATGTCGCCATTGTTGCGTATATCTGCACTAATCCAAGGTAAGGGGCACCATGCTTTGCTCATGTTCTATTATAGACTGTCCTATTATAGATAAACAATCTCAAGGAGAAACAACCCCTGCTTTTGGAGCAGGGGTTGTGTTAATTATACTCCTACCACTGCCGAGTTTGGTAGTGGATCGCCTGTGTTCAGAATGCGTATCGGGATGTAGATAAACTCGATAGCTTTTTCTGGTTTGATTGCGATATCAATCCAAAGTTCGTTTGCATCAATCCTCGCAGGCGTATTATTAGAACTATCGCAGACTACTGCATAGTCATACAGCGCCCTGAGGCCGACTAGATTGCCCATGAAGCTGTTGAACGTGTTGGTAACGCTCTGGCGTGTCTGCTGATCGTTTGGTTCAAACAAGAATGGCTGAGCCAGCGTGTTCAAGTTGTAAGATAGGTAGTTGATCAAACGTGCTACGTTGATCCTATCCAATGCCGTTGCGATCGGATTCAGAGTCTTCTGTCCAAATATAACCAAACCGCGTCCTGGTATGAACGATATTGGATTAATCTTGTTGACATAGAGCACATCGCGCTGTCCTTGGTTTAGGCTGACTGGTTGATAGGTACCATCAGTCTTTAGATAACCAACGCTTGCAACACCAGTTACCAAACCACGGTTGAAACCAGCTGGGGCAAACCAAGGATAAGCAACCTGATCGTTATAAGCTATGGTACGCAATGCCATCTCGCTAGGAGGTACAAACACTGCGCTGCCATCGAGATTGGTTGACAATGCCCAAGGATAATAAAGAGCAGCATACGGAGTTGTACTGATCAAACCATCTGGTCCATTCTCAGCAACATTATAAGCATTGGTTGCCCAATTCTGCAGGCTGGTCGTATCTGACGGCAACGTTCCTGGAGGATCTGCGACGATAAATCCAGTGTTCTTGCGATCAGTGTTCAACGTTATCATCTCATCTAGGCATTCTATGTAACCAGGTGTAGCAATGAGATTGTAATTGATAGCATCGCCTCTGATAGCTTGATTGCTGACCAATTGTGCCTGCAATGCTTTGACTACCATCTGTCTCTGAGCATCTGGTCCACAGTAAGGTACGCCATACGGATTGTTTCCGCTTGCAGTGACCCAAGCATTTGGATCATAGCCTTCTGATGTGTTCACGTCAGGGAAGTAATCTACCATGTATTCTTTGACATTGTAGGTGCTATAACGTGTGTTGAATAGCAGCATGCCGCTTGGATATAGCTCTGCATTGGGTGCGTCGCTGTCAACATAATTGCTGACCACCATCGCGCTTGGTGCCTGGCTACCATTGGTCTTGCCGTTGTTGTTCCATCTAGCATCTTGGAATATGATACCAGCTGGGCTGCTGTGATTGGTGTTGTCTATCAATGCAAATGTATCAGAACTAGCATCCCACCTGTACAGCTTTGGATATGGTAATGCTGAGCTATCTACCCAGATATCATTATCTGCTAGCGGTGTAACACCATCGCTTTGTGTTGTTGGCATGCTACCATCTATGATAGGTCCATTTGGATCTGTTGCCGGATAGCGATTCTTGTAACCCTGCCATATCTGGCCATTACCAACCATTATATCAACCTGTAGGTAAGCATTATACCACAAGGTACCATCTGTTGGATTGCCAGATGGAGCAGATGTGCTAGGTGTATAGGTTAGGTTTACCCAGGCCGAACCATCCCACTCATAGAATACTACGTTGGCCTCTGGAGGAGAATCTCCGCCATCATTATAGCGAGCATAGATAGTACCGATAGCTTTGTTGCCACCAAACGCACTATTTGCTACAGCATCGCTGCTATACATAGGTATCGTGTTTGTAAATGGATAGGTGTTCTGCTGTATCCACGCCGAGCCATTGTACTTCTTGACAACCATGTTCGCACCGCGATCTTGGCTGGTGGTGTTTATCCAAACGTTGGTGCTAGCTATCTGAGCTAGAGAACTTGGAACAGTCAACGACGGATAGAAACCTTGATAAAGCAGCTGTCTACCATACGTAAATCCGACATCTATACCAGAATCGCTTAACGGCGTACCACTGATATCAACCAAAGTGAATTGGGTACCATTGGTGTTGGTGATCTTCAAGTATCCACCTGTTGCGATAGATGCTTGTATCACAGGATATGCTGCTGATGTGTTTATTGCGTTAACTACACCTGTTAGATCGTTGTTAGGATATACAGGTACATGTATCGTAACAGCCGTACCAGTACCCGGATCTATAGAGAAAGTATTGCTGGTTAGATATGACATCGTAACATTAAACGTAGCACTGGTACCACTACCACCTGTCACTCCTACAGGGTTTGTAGGATTCTGAGTGTAATTACCGCCGTTACCGGTCGCTACAGTGACTGCACCAACGCCCCAGGCTAGCGTTACTGTGGCGTTTACTCCGCTTCCGCTAGTAGCTGACGGTGTTACTGGATTGGTCGGTAATGTAGGTGAAGTGTACTGTCCAGCTGATACTATAGCCAGAGATGTGATTGAGCCGCTGCCACCTATGCCTGCAACTCTAAGTACCACAGGGCTTG